TAACAACACATATCGTATTTTGAGGTGCTTATGCAACTGCACTAATTGCCACCTTTACCTGCATAGTCCTTTGGGGGGCACTGCACATAAAGTTAACTTTACTGCACTTGTATAAAAGCTACTTGGTCAGTGACCACTCTTTTAACAATTTTCAAATTTATAGACTGGGTGGTACATTTGATGGTTTAGTCTTCAGTGACTAACACTTATTAGCAAGTACGTATTTACGTACAACTTTCAAACATTAAATCTTAAAATTTTCTTTTCATGAAAAACTTTAAAGGACTTTGTCCACCAAAAATAGAACGTTTTAAGAAAAATTTGTTCTCGTTGTTCAGAGAGCACAATTGGTTGATTGCTTCAACTCTGGTTGGTCCCAGTTGCGAAAATTTAATTTTCGTTTAAAATCATGACTCACAGGGTTTGGACCTTAGACAATTAAGGAGGAACACGCAGTGTGTTCGTTTATATTATGTTTACGGGACCCGTATTTTAACGGGGTGTATCTTATATACCGAGTCGGCACGGGCCTAAGTACTCTGCAATTGTTGCGTCAGTTTGACGTTTAACTACCACAAGTTTGATTGGAAAGCTTTTTGAAATTTATATTTTATTATCGGCTTGTCCCGCTCCGAGGAGTGTGCCCATTAGGGGATATGTACGATATAAATGTAGATAAGCTGGATAGTCTTTCTTGTTGCCGTTTGGAGCGGATATCTTTTATAGTCGGATCTAGTTTTGGAGAATACAAAACATTCTGTCCCCGTACTTCTGGTAAAAGTTTTATAAAAATTTTTCAATTATCATGGCTACAAACAAAATGGGAAAAGATCTTTGCGCTGGTTCTAAAAGTGAACAACATGATTTATTGAAGACACTCAAGAACGCTACTCTCTCTACTTCTGAAAAGAAGCGTTTACGTGCTCGAGACATTTTGGTTTCTGGCGACCCCTTCGGTATTAAGAAGAAGGGTTCTTTGAAAGATAAAACTGATGTGGTACAATTCTTGCATTCAAAATACAAAGAAAAATACCGCGATCAATTTCTGAGAACTGCCCGGGAACAAAATTTGGCTGTGCAACACGTTGAAGATCTTTTTGAAAGTGAACTTAGGTTCGCTATGTACGAAGGAGGGAATATGTCAAAACCCGAAACACAATCCATTTTGCAGAAAACACATGCTGCACTTGATGGTGTTAATGGTTTGACGGGAGGAGTTAATCAATTTGCTACTTCCGTCAATGGTATTATAGCTAATCTGCGCACTGCAGCCCCTTCTTGGTTGCGATCATTGTGTGCTGTAATAATCATTGCTGAGATTATCAGCTATTTTCACAATCCGGATAGGTGGGAAGCCACTTTGTCTATTTTGGCTTTGGGAACTGTTCTGTGGCTTGAGTTAGTTGAAGACACCAGTTACACGAACCAATTGTTGTTGAAAATTCAAACTTTTATGCAAAGTGTCACTGGTAGTAATTCAGAAAGCAAATCTTTTTGGAGTCCTCAATCTGGCTGGATGGGAGACACTGCATCTCTTGCGTTGGAAATTGCAGGATTGGTTGTTCCGTTTGCTATTTCTATTACAGGTTACAAGATGTTAGATCTATCCAAGAGAGCTGTACAGCAAACGATTGAGCACGTCGGTAAGTTTTTCGTAACGTTTTCACGAATGAAGACTGGTGTTATCGACTTCGTTTCTGCTGCAGCAAAAATTTTGTCTTATGTTGCGTCCGTAATAAAATGGACATGCATAAGTAGAGATATGAAAGATTTTCCTGAGTGGGACTCTCCTTGGGAGATGACTGGAATTACTGTATTTTCTCGTAGAGTTGAAGAGTTGAATCAACAAGCTCATAATGGGAAATTACTCATTAATCAGAAAACTTATTTAGATATTTGTGATCTGATTGTTGAGGGTGACGAATTACAGCGCACAGTACCAGTGCGCGAATCGAAGATGGCTATTTTTAATAAGATACGTGAACTCAAAACCATCAGAGAATCACTGGTGACTAAAGGAGTTTTTTCTTCAGGTGCACGACCTGAACCAGTGCCGCTGGTGTTGTGCGGACCACCAGGTCAAGGTAAGAGTACAATTTGTCAGATTTTGCACACCTTGATTTGGAGCAATGGAATGATGCCTGAAGAACTTCATCCTGAATTTGTTAAGGATCCCATGAAGTTTATGTTTACGCGTGTATCAGCCAATGATTTTTGGGAAGGATACACGGCTGGCCATTTTACAGCAGTTTGGGATGACATAGGCGCTTTGCGTGAAGAATTCTCTGGTATTAGTGAGTTCATAGAAATGATTAAAGCTATTAATTCATTCCCCTTCGCTTTACACATGGCTGAGATGATGTCAAAGGCTAACACGTATTTTACTTCTCGGCTTGTCATAGCTTCTTCTAATATCGAGGGTGATTGGAATAGTAAAGCATTAATTAGTCAGGATGCTTTAGCTCGCCGAATGAACAAGAATAGGTATAGGGTTTTACTTAACGACAACTTTCCTACTGTTCGTTCTATTGACCCAGATAACCCGTTGCGTAAGTTCGATTTAGATTATGCCTCTATTGAAAATTTACTCACTTTGGGCGATGTAAAGTTTGAACGGTGGGTCGATGGAACTTGGCTACCTGTTAAATGGAACGTTTTGGTTAATGATATTAGAAAACAATTAAATGATGCCAAAAGTTCGTATGAACGTCATATGGAACACTTGCGCTTGATTGCTGCAAGTGAAGAACCTGATTTTCCTGATGATTATAAGACTTGGGTGACGAAAGTAGAGAAAGCGAAGAAAACAGATCCTATATCTACTGTTAAGAAAATGAAACAAGTCCAAGCTTTCATTGAGAGTGGATCACATGAAGAATTTCATGCGCGTACAGGTATAGAATTGCCTGAGCGCGAAAAATTGTTCTCAGATATAGCGGATGAAGATGAGGTCGCTTATTGGGGAACTTCAAAAAGTGCATTTCATCTACGTATTAAGCAAGCTTATCTTTCAACAAGAAATTGGATTGGAAATGTTATGTGGGAACAACCTGATATTGACATGGACGATCTTGATGAGCTGCAAGACGCTATAGAACATGGTTTAGTTGTTGATTTGACAAAGTTTACAAATCGAGAATGGAAACCTTGGGTAAAGTATGCTATAGGTGCTACCTCAATTGCTACCGCAGCTGGCATTGCAGGCCTGCTTTACCATTTTCTCCACAAGCGCCCTTTCAAAGCCGAGCACGAATCAGGAGGATATAAAGCTCGAAGTATTAAGAACAATGGAGTGGGTGTACAGTCTATTCCCAGTGTCCAGGTTTTGAAAGCTAGTTACGAGAGTGGAACTATAGATGCTCAAGCAACAGATATTCTTAAAAAGACGTTACGTTATAACACTTTTACGATGATGTGTGACGGTACGAAACTTGGTTTTATGACTTTTGTTGAGGACCGTTTCGCTGTATTTCCTGCTCACTTTATATTTTTGATAAATGAGCACTTTCAAAAACAAAAAGAGGAGAGGAAGATAACTCTCAGCGTTGATTGTATTAGTCTAGTTTCCGAAAATGCTAACTTTAGCATTCTGGTGGTAGACTTCTTTAGGAGGTGTGTACAACACGACACTAAAGATTTAGCATTAGTGCATTTGGGTTCACATACGTGTGCCAAGAAGAGTATTGTGAATCGTATTACTACTCGTAGTGATAAGAAAGCTTTACGTGGAGTTATTGTAATACCTGAATCCAATAATTCCGATCGTGTTTCTTGGGTTTCTAATGTCACGTTTAAATATAAGTCCGGGGCGATAATTGATTTTGGTCCTCACCTTCTGGATATTGGTGATCTTGTTACGTACTGTGACGTGAAGACTGAACGCGGAGATTGTGGGTCTTTAATTTTTTCTACAGCCCCTCCCCGCAATGAACGTCCAATTATGGGTTTTCATATTGGTGCGGGTGAGTCTGCAGCCGATGGAGGAATCGGATTATTGTTGTACGTTGAAGATTACCATGATTTAAAGAGATCATTGACAGACAAAGAGAGTGTATTTGAGATAGTTGAAGAACCAGTTGAATTACCTGAATCTAATGAGGAAACTATATTGGGCACGTTTCAAGCAGGTTGGCAGTCCCCAAAAGCTTATAGAGGGTGCACTAAATCTTCTATAAGAAAGTCATTTGTTCATGGAGATTGGGGGCCTTCGAAACAAGCTCCTGCACATCTTAGACCTTTCTTTGATGACGACGGTAACCTCATTAACCCATTTGAAAAAGCTTTGTTAAGATATGGCGCACCTAAAGTAGCTGTTCTTGAAATGTTAGTGGCTAAATGTGCCTCTTCATTAGGAAGTTGGTTACACTCACAATCACCTGTGTCGTGTCCTTATAGACGAGAAGTGCATAATGGTGATAGGGATGATCTTATATTTGAATTTGATGAAGCTATTCTAGGAATTCCTGGAGATCCTTATTTCAAGTCAATTAGTAGGAAGTCTTCACCTGGATATCCCCATATCTTAGAAAATTTACCACATGGCAAAGCTGCTTGGTTCGGAACGGGTCCTGAGTTCGACTTATCAACCCATAGGTGTCAACGCCTGAAAGCCAAAGTATATGAAACTATTAATAAAGCCAGACGGGGCATTAGATGTCTTTGGGTTTACGCAGACAATTTAAAGGATGAACGTGTTTCATTGGAAAAAGTTCATTTAGGTAAAACTAGGCTATTTTCTGCTTGCCCATTGGAGCTGTTAGTTTTATATAGAATGTATTTCGGTGCTTTTGCTAGCTGGGTAGCTAGGAATAATGTGCACAACGGAATCGCGATTGGTTTAAACGTTTATAGTTCTAAGTGGGATCTAGCGGCACACTTGTTAAAACAAAACGAAGGTCGTGTCTTTGCGGGGGATTTTTCCGCTTTTGACACGAAACACATTCCGATAGTCCATAATCATATATTGAACATAATCAATCATTGGTATGACGATGGTAATGAAAGGATTCGCGAAGTGTTGTGGCTGGAGATTACAAATTCCAGACACATATATCTTGATGAGATATACACTTGGAACGGAGGGTTACCTAGTGGAAATCCTGTAACGTCCTTGGTGAATAGTTTATATAATCATATGCTGTTTAGAATGTGTTGGTATTATCGACAATTTTCCGAACGTTATCGTGAAATTGGCGAATTTAATGACAACGTCTATTTACTGACTATGGGAGATGACAATACAGGTTCTACCAAGGACGAGGCATTTGATCCTATGTATATTTCTGAGTCTATGGAGGTTTTTGGACAAACGTGGACCCATGAAAGCAAATTAGAAACTTTTGAGTGGGGAACTCCATTCAGGAATATTACAGAAGTTAGTTTTTTGAAACGAGTGTGGCGTTATGATGACGATCTTAAACGGTACGTTGCCCCACTATCTCTTGACACAGTGTTAGAAATCTGTTACTGGTACAGGTCGGGTAATGATCCGGCGGAACAAGTTGCAAATAATTTAGAAACTGTGTTGCGAGAATTATCGTTTCATTCGCCTGATGTTTGGGAAACATATGCCAAAGTTATTATGCATGATGTCCAAGTCAGATGTGGTTACAACTCCAAATACTCGACCCGCAGTGAGTATCTTATCGCGGCGAGTAATTCGGAGTTTGTAGTATGAACAGCTATGACCTAGCAAAGTCATTAAACTTGCTCCTCCTCGGATGAGGCAGGAGACATTCCTGGGCGGTATGTAACATTCGCTGCCGAATACTTACTTCGTAGTTACTTAGGTGATGTGGCTATCACTGAGAGGACGATGTAAGATACCAGTCCTACTTTATAGCAATAACAGGTAGGCGGCCAACTAGATTTGCTAACGAAAATGATAATACCCCTATGCCTTCCGGTGGCCAAACCGGCGAAACAGTTGAAGTAGCCAAAGAAGACGTTTCTGCTAACGCTGAATTTATCGAGTCTGCCGATTCACTCACGTTGCACAGTCAACTTGGTTCATTTCGCAACTTCCCCATCTCTCCTAGTGGAGAGTATGAGGATTTTTTCAAGAGACCTTTTGAACTTTACCAGTTCGATATCAACAGCACAAATGGTAATAATACTCGGTATGCTGTTGAGTGGCCTTCCGATAATTTACCTCCTGTTTATGCAGCCAAGTTGAGAGGAGTGTATGCTTTTAGAGCAGATATTACTGCCAGATTTATCGTTTCCTCCACAAATATGCAATCTGGTATTTACCGTTTTTGTGCTTTCCCTATGTATGGTAATCTCGACCATCGTTATTGGACGTGTACTGTACAGGGGACAAATTATTTACCTCATGTTGATGTTGATTTGTCGTGTACGAGACGGGCTGAGTTAAAATTGCCTTGGGTTTTTCCGATTAACGCCATTACAACTACTACAGTTCCTTTGTGGCGTCTGTTTGTTATTCCCATTATACCTATTGCTACTGGCACTGCTAACTCTGATGCTTCTTGTTCAATTTGGATTATTCATGACAAGTTTGAAACTTATGGTTCGAGTTCTCGAGCTACTTTCCAATCTGGAGTCATGGATAAAGAAGAAAAGAAAAATGGAGCCGTTTCTTATTATCTTGACAAATTTACAAAGTCTTTCAATGCCTTGCAACCTGTACCCATAATTGGTAGATATATGAGTTACTTGTCAACCACTTCTACTTCACTGGCTAAAGCAGCTAGAGTTTGGGGTTTTTCTGCACCAGTTGTGCAAGAGAAGCCCAATAAACTTGTTTATTACAACTCTAGGTCTATGTCTGCTGGTGATGAACCTGTTGTGGCGCATGTATTGGGTCTTTCTGTTGCAAACGCTACTCCTATGATGAAAAACACGGGTAATTCTTATGATGAACTTAGTTTTTCATATTTGCTATCGAAGTGGTGGTATTTAAACCAGAGCAATGCCTGGAATGATGGTGTACCAACAGGTACCCTTATTCATACTGTACCTTTGAGTCCTGGAGAGTATTATAAAGATTATCTTGGTGCATTTATTCCTAACGGTTGCGCTCATCTTTCAGCTCTTACTTACCTCGCCAGAGGGTTTAGATATTACAAGGGTTCTATTAAGTTTAAAATCACTTTCGCTTCTACAACTTTTCATAGTGGTCGCGTTTTAGTAGTTTATACCCCTGGGACTGTAGTTCCTGATGACAAAGCAATGGGGGCATACAGAAAGATTCTTGATATTTCAGAGAACCACTCTTTTGAGATCAGTTTTCCTTTCGCGGCCACTCAAGCAGTCAGTACGTCTGAGCCCTATGGTATTGTTAGGTTTTACGTTGAAGAAACATTGCGTAGACCTGACACTGTTTCCGCTAGTGTACCTTTTATGGTGGAAGTGGCGGGAGCTGATGACTTACGCTTTATGGGTTGGCGTGGTACAAAGGGAAGTGACGGTGCATTGTGGCCTCCAGTACCAATGCGTGGCATTCCATATATTCCACAGTCAGGTTGTTTTGTTGATACAAATCCATTTGACGTTTCAACACCAGATATGGATGATGACCTTTTACATACTGGTGAAGTTATTCGCTCGTTGCGTCCTTGCATGAAGGCTGATACGAGAGATGCGTTTCTACAACTTACAACAGAAGGGCCATCTCTTGATAAATATGCTTACTCTTCGGTTTTTATTCCAGGTGTAAGTTCATTAGCTTACTCGATACCATTGAGACCTTCTGGAGTACCTGTTAGAGCAGGTGCTCCTAATTCTTTAGTAACTTATCCACCTCTTTCTGCTAGAGTTGCGGTAGGTTATTATGGTTATAAGGGATCTAAACGGTTGAGAGTGCAAGCGAATAGTGATTGTTGCATTGTTACGAACTATTCGACCACCGTAGCAAATGTTGCGACAACGGGCGCTGTCGTTGACATGTACGGTCGTGTACAGTTGGTCCCTAACTCGGCCAACGCAAATTTAACATCTCTATTGCAAGCCCCTTACTTGTCCGAATTTCCGTTCGATACATGTGAGATGGCCGAAGATATAGAGGTGTCGAGCACACCAGCCTCTAGGCTAGCTTTTAATACGAATCTTGATAGTTCAACTCAGATGATGTCATATTCTTCCGTTGGTGAAGATTTTGATTGTCAATTCTTTTTGGGTTGGCCTATTGTTTCCAATTTTGGCATTCCTCGCGACTGGTTTCCTGCTCCGGAATCGTAATTTGAAGAATTGCGTGCTAAACAAGG